TCCGATCTGGTATTGACGACTGCCATTGTTCAAACTCCTGTTGCTTAGCTGGGAACCTGCGCCCTAGCCAAAGCGGTTTATCGGGCCCAAATCTGATAGACGCGGTTCTCTTCCAAACGAGTCCCGCCGCCGGTCATGAAAACGTAGCACTGCCACGGCTCGCTCTGCAGATCGTGACGCTGCGAGATGTTCGTGGTGATGTCGTTCCAGATACCCAAGTGCAGGCCATCGCGCTGCCACAAGTGCACCTTGACCGAGGTACCGGCCTGATCGTCCGTACCCGTGAGCAAGCGCTCGCTGCGGACAAACGTGACGCCCAAGAAGCGCTTGATGCGCCCTTCCTCGAGCACCGGCTGATCGTTGAAGTCGCGGCTGATGACCTGCGCTTCTGCCATCAAGTTGTCGAGCTGGCGAGCGCCGGCGACGCACACCAAGTCATTGTTCGGATCGCCCGCATCGCCTTCCTCATCCGAATAGGCCTCGTTCTGCATCGCGAGCATCTTCGCCTGGCGCAGCTTCGCCACGGTGAGCCCGGTCGGCGCGGTTGCACCCTGGTTGACCGAGATGATGTTCGCGGCCGGGAGGACCGTGGCGGTTGCGCCGGCGACGCCGGTCTGAGCGACGCCACCCAACGCGGCAATGAGCAAGTCGTCATATTGACGATTCGCAGCATTCTTCGCGTTGTTCGTGAATTTGCCCTTGGGGTCGATCTGCAGGCGCAGCTTGTCGAAGTTATCGAACAGCTGCGGCAGATCGTAGTCGCTGGGGAATACCCAGCGCCGCGCCGTGGGCGCATCGACGCGCTGCATCGGGCCATAGCGCTGCGTGATGGGCTGCATCGCGACCGGACCCACCTGCTCGACGGGGCTTGCGGCCTGGCCGACGTACTTGTCTTCGGTGGCCCACTTGCGCAGGCGAGAGGTCTTCTGTTGTACGAGCTCGTTCAGCTGTTTGGCGAATTGCTGGACGTAGAACGTAACGATGTTGGTTGACACGGCGCGGCACTCCGAAAAGGGGAAATGAATTTTTCCAAACTTCTCGAAGGCCTAGTCCGGTGAAGGGGGCGCTTCTGCCTGGAGGGCTCCAGGATCAGCGTGGCTTTGCCACCGTCAGCGGGGAGCAGGTCCTGCCCTAGTCCGCGTTCGTGGGCGCTACTGTTTCAGGAAGTCCGGGCACATGCAAGTGCCCGGACGTTTCATCCACCCTCGAGCGGGGAGGAGCCGGTCTCGAGGATCACGGAACGCACTTTTACAGGGTGCCGCGGGCAGCGCCGATTCGTGGGGAAGATCATCATGTTGATCCCACTGTAGAGCCACCCGTCGATACAGATAAGGCCATCTACACCGGCGCAATCGTCGGTCGCACGCCCCGCGGTGTCCGTCGCCTCGCTCACTGCGCCGGCGCCGCGAAACCTTGCGCGATGCGCTCCGAGAGATCCTTCTCGCGCTTGCGGTACTCATCGGTTGAGATCTTGCCAGCGGCGCGATCGGCCTGGAGCTGATCGTACTGGGCTTGCAACTCAGCGCCGCCGCCCGAGAATGCCGGCGCGCCACCGCCATCGCCGCCGGGGAATTTCGCCTCGATGTTGCCGGCGCCGATCTTCCAGAAGAAGGCCATCATCTTCGCGGTGCCGAACATGTTCTCTAAGCCGCGCCATTGCTCGTCGGTGATGCCGCCGATTTCTTTGCCCAAGAAAGCCTGCGCGCGTTTGCCGAGCGCGACGCGCTCCTGATAGTTCGCGCCCCAGGTTACCTCGAGGTCCTTCAATGCCGCAGCGGAGCGATCATTCTCCTGCTGCATCAGATGCGCGACGTGCTTGGTGACCGCACGCTCGTACGCTGCAGCCTGCGCGGTGGCGAGCGCCGCCGGGGTGTGCACGCCGTGGAGCTCGTCGGCGAGCACCTGCGTGAAATGCGGGTCGACGCCTGGCACCTTGGACAAATCGCCGAAGTCGTACTCGGTCGGCTTCGCCGGCACGCCCATGGCGGTATCCCAGGCTTTAAGCGCATTCGCATCGGGAAGTTTCACCTCGCCAGTTGCCGGATCTTTGACCGCAGTCGGGTAGCCCTTCAAGTTCGCCGCCTGACGAAGATCATTCGCCATGCGCTCGGTCTCGCGGTATGAGGTGACTATCGCCGCCGGATCTTTAAAGCCTTTGGCGCCGAGCCACTCGCGCGATTCTTTGACGGCCGGATCGTTCGCCGGGAGCCACGCGTCATAGAACGCAGCGCCTCCAGATGCCGGAGCACCTGCAGGTGCGCCTCCAGGGCTTGGTGCAGCTGGCGCTCCACCCGGCGCAGGAGCCGCTGGAGCACCAGCTCCGCCAGCTCCGGCTCCACTAAGTGCTGCTGCCGCTGGGGTTGCCATAGTCTGACTCCTTCCATTCAAGTTGTATTTCGATCCACCGTATCACGGAGTAGGTCCCGAGCTTGCGGTGGGTCTGCAAGGGATCTGTGTGTCCATCATCGCCGACGACATTTGGCGGAATGCCCTCGCCGTATTGGAACGCTTTGCGGATCGCATCTAGCACAAGACCGCCTCGAGCGGTGCCGAATGCGTCGCGGAAGAGTCGAGCCCGATCACGGAGCTCGGCGAGCTTCTTCGCCTTCGCGAGCTCGTTCTCTTCCTCGACGGTTAAGAAGCGATCAGCCACCGTGGCCGACAGCGTCGTGCAGTGTCTGCTTCAAGTGATACCCGAGCAACGGCCACATTTTCTCGACAGCGTGCTGCCGTGCGATTCTGCGGCCTAGGTCCGCATCGAAATTTGCCGCAGATGCGCAGGCCGATTCACCCGTGACGGTGAAGCCGTTGCGCAACACCAGTACGCATATCGTCAGTAGCTTGCAGGATGGCGATGACTCGCCTGGCGTGCCCTTCAATGCCGAGGCTGCGGTGAAGTAGTACTCCTCTGAGATTTCCGCCTCGAGGTCCCGCGGACCGATGCGCGGGGCGTTCAAGCCCTTGGCGTTGATTTCTTGCTCGACCGTGGACATCGCTCACCTCCGGGGTTATGAGCCCGGAAGAGTACCGCTATACCTTCCCGGTAGCAATAAGTTCGCGGATGGTCGCGACGAGCTCGCCGATCGCGCGCACCAGGGCCTTCATGTCGCCCTGCTTGATTTCATCAATCTGGCGCTGGTGATCATCGAGGCGAAAGTGCGCCTCCTCATCGACTGGGGTAGCAGGACCTTGCGGCGGTTTGCCTTGCGGGATCGGGTTGTTGGGGATCATCAATCGAGTCCTGTGTTTGGGAATGGCCATAGCCGCTTCATCGGGGTTTTCAGCATAATGCTCTGCGGCGCCACGGTGAAGACCATATCCATCGAAGCGGCCACCTCGACGCCCGCCTTGACCGCCACGATTTTAAAGTCATAGGTGCCCGATGGGCTCACCACGCCGTTTGGTGGCATGTTCTGCGGCCGTGGGCCATTCGGTGGCGTGGGAGCTACCGCGCCGCTCGAGTAGGTTGTGATGGTCAAACCTGAAACGGTGGCCAAGCGCGTCGCGACGTTTTGATTGAGCACACCGTTCACGTACACGTTGTAGCTATCGGGGGCGACACCGGGGAAGGGTGGCCAGGCGAGTTTCACCGAGCCATTGCCAAGATCGTAGGCGTCGATCCGGCCGCAGCTTTGGGTGCCGGCCATTTACGCAGCCTGCGGCACGCTGGGAGCGCCAGGACTGCCGCCCATGCCGGAAGCTCCGGCAGCCTGCGCGGCTTGCGCCAGGCTCTTGATCCCCGTGGCGACCGCTGGGGCCTGCGCGGCTTGCGCCTGCTGGGTTTGTTGCTGCGCCGCCTGCTCGAGGAGGGCCTGCACCTGCTCCTCGGAGCGAGCGAGCTTCGCCGGCATTCCGCGGATCTTGCCCATCTCGCGCGCCACATCGTGCCAGTCATAAACGTATTTCACCGTGGGGTCGATGTTCGCGATCGTCGCCACATCCGCAGTGGTGTTCATGATCGCGGTGCCCTCTTGCGCACGCAGCGCCCGGGCCCACGGAGAGGTGTACTCGAGGCGCGTGCCGCGCTTGGAGCGCACGAGCTCCTGCGGTGGTGGCGGCAGTTGGCCGGCTTCCGAGAGGATGTCGATCTCGCGGTGCACGAGCGGACCTAAAAACTCTGATTGCTGGCGTCCCATCGCCGGGGCGATCAGCTCACCCTTCTCCTGCGCTCGAAGCAGCGCCTCGGTAGCGGTCATGTTCGGGTTCTCAACCAGTATCTGGAAGAGGGTGTTAAGGAAGGTGTCCTTGATGACGGCGCGGGTCTCGCCGAGCATCTTCTCGCCGAGTTGCCAGTTGGCTTTGCTCTCGAATGGCATCGCCAGCGGGCGGCCCTCCGCCGTCATCATTCCGTAGTTATTTGCACCTGAACGCTGATTGAAATTGTTAAGTACTGAGTCCTCCGCGAGGAGGATGGGCGGGTCAACGGCTTTTTGCCCGGCGCGAAGACCTGTCTTGACCATCTCGTTAGCGGTTCGCACATCAGGGAGGCAAGTCGTTGCTGGGCCTCGGCCGTAATGTTCACGGGGAGCGACTCGATAGCGGCCAATCGCGCACGGGAACGTGCGGTAGCCTCCGCGGGAGAGCACCGAGCGGTTGCCGAGGTAGACGTACCAGCTTTCAAATTCCTTCCCCTTATCCCCATACATGAATGGCGAATAGTCGGTGTTGGGCCGGATGCACTGCAGGAAGTCAAACTCCTTGTAGGGGTCGGTCTGCATCACGCGCATGAGTTCGGGCGGCACGTTGCCCTTGCCCCAGTGATCGCAGGCCTGCTTCGCTGAGTAGCGAAACTTGCGGAAGACCGTGTCAACCATCCCCTGGTGATTTAACGCCCAAACGATCTCGCTCAAGGGGAAAGATCGGTAGCGCAAGCAGTGCCCGATCACCTCGTCGATGAAGAGCGCGTTGTTGCCAAAGGCGCCCAAGGACATGTAGCACTCGTCGGTCTGGCTCGCAAAGTTCGCCTTGGGGTGATAGCGAGCCGAAAATAGCGTCTTGTTGACCTGGTCCAGGTACCGCTGCACCGTGTTGTTGTCGGTGAGGGCCTCATCGTCTGACTTGATCTCGTGCCAGATCTGCGAGCGCGGCGTCAGCATCGACTCCATCGCTGCGGCAAAGCGCTCATTCGCGGTGACCGCGGTCGAGTCGAAGATGCGGGTGTTGCGGTTAACCCCTTCGGCGAATTCGCCGATGAAGTTATCCCACGCCGGCATACAGAACTGCGCCGCGACATTCCACAGCGCGCGAAAATTCGCCTGCTGCTGCCACAGACTCGAGTAGTGCTGGATCAGCGAATTTGCATCATCGCTCAATTGAGCACCAGGTTGGCCTTGGCGATTTCGAGGCCGCAGCAATTGAAGTGCTCAAGCACCGGCCAGGGGTTCTTCGTGCGCCGCGCGATATCCACATCCAGATCGAATGGCTCGTTGCCCTGGTACTGCTCGGCGTACCACTCGAGGAGCTCCATCGCCTCCACATCGGAGAGCACGAGGGCGAAGGTCTGCAGCGGGAAGCCGCTCGAGTTGGCGAACTTGTAGAGGGACTGCGCCTTCTCGATCGCCGCGATGTTCATGTGCCGAGCTGCACCTTACCCGACACGGGTTGGCTGTTGGAGGCGCCGGCGTAGATGTTGGCCATCAGACCGCGGCGCATTCGCATCGAATCGGTTTGGGTTTGCGCGGCATTGGCCGCATCGTTCGGGTTTGGGACGCCCGGTGTTGGCGGTGGGGTCTTCTGCTTGTCGAGCAGGTCGCCCGCGATGTCCTGCTGCCCTAGAAAGGTCTTCCTCGGAAAGGGGTCGAGGATCTTATGGACGGTGTGCAGGAATGACATGCCCGGCGGACTTTGGAGCAAGCTCCGGGCACAATCAAGTGAGGGGCGGGTTCATCCTCGGCAGCCGGTCGATGTCGGCCTCGAGGCGCTCCCAGCTCGAGCGGACCTTGACCGCATCGGCGTATGCCGCCCGCCGGCGCTCCAGGAGCTCGCGGGCCATCGAACGGACCTCGGGCCACAGACACCCCTCGGGGTCCTCGATGAAGGCGATTAGCCAGGTGTCCGTGATCCTGGAGGGGCGTCTTACGGGTTGCATGGCGGAGCCTTGCCTTCGTTCACCGCGCCGGCGAGCGTGGTGTAGCGGGTCGATGGGAACCGATCGGCGTGTGAGATCACCACGCGCGTGACCCCGCAGCGAACGCAGTGGTGCTTGGTGGCCTTGTCGAAGTGATGCAGGAACTTCCACTTGTGCCGTCGCAGCGCATTCGGTTCCATCGCCTTCGCCGGCGCCGGTTTCCAGGCTTCGGTGTGTCCGATGTCCTCGTAGGGTTCACTCACGTTTCGCTCCCTGCTCGGTGATCCAGCGCTGCGCCTCGAGGGCCGCGGCCAGATAGCCAGCGCTTGGGCTCTTGTCAGTTTCCTGGCCAGGAAGATAATTTCGCCAGATCGCATCCCTGATCCTCCACGGCAGCTTAAACCAGTGCGGCTTGCAGCCCCACATTTTCGGGGGCACGACCTTCGGACACCCTGGCCAGTGGCAGGTGTGCTGGCTCACGAGTCGACCAGCATCATGAGCGGGATGCCGAGTTTTTTGGCAGTCCCCTCGGCCGCTTGTCTCGCCTCTTGCTCTACCATCTCATCGAAGGTCTTCGGCCAATAGTTGCACATTGTGGTGGTGAAGAAAGCGACCGACTGCAGCACGCCTACCGTGCAGACGATCCGCACAAACCAGGCCTTGCGGTCGCGCTCATCCTTCGCGTCTGGAAATTCCACCAGGACCAACTCGACCCATTTCGTAGGCGCGCTCACGTGATCGAGTACGCCGGGCGGATACGCCCCTTGCCGATGGTCCCGCGCAACACCACCTTACCCTCGCCCATGCCGAGCAGCCGATACTGCTCAGCCTCGCACACGTGGCTGTGCATGTTTTTATCGGGCTTCTGGTGGTATTGCTCAGAGCCTGCGATCTGCACCCTCTTGTAGCGGTACTTGCCAGCCATGCCGGCGCGCAGCGTGGGGCAGCCTTGCGGATGTACCTGCCAGGCCGCCTCGCCGTCGATCAGCTGCGTCATCTTGTTCGCCACCGCCTCACGGCGCACCGTGGGATCGTTCGTATTAGCAGGCCTCGCCTCGATGCCGTTCGCCTTCATGATCTGGAAAGGGGTCACAAGATCGGTGCCGACCTCGCCGGTGCCAGCAGGATCGCCCGTGATTGAGTCGATGTCGAAGTTTGGGCAGGTCGCATTTAAGAAGCCGCGCAGCACGATGGCGAACTCCTTCGCACCCATGTGCTCGGAGACCACCTCCCAGCGAGCGCGCTGGATGCCGGTAAAGGAGCGCTGCCCAATTACGGCCGCCGGCGTGTTGCCGAAGTCGATGCCGATGGTGATCGGGAGCTTGGGATTTAGCTCGAAGATCTTCGCGTGCTGGTGCTCTCGATACTCAGGATAGACGGGGCGCCCATCCTGCACGAAGCCGTACTCACCGCGCACATAGACCTTGATCCACTCCTCGCTCTTGCCGGCGGCCAGGCGCTGGTAATAGCCAGGCGGCAGGTTTGGCAGGTTCTCCGCATCTGGAGAATTCGCATCGGGCTGCGCGAGGAACTCGAAGAGCCGCTGCTTAGGACCCAGCAAGGGCTTGCCGTTGACGATGGTCTGGCGCATCTCCCGCTCGGCGGCGAGCACCGATTTCACGAGCTCCTCGTTGCGCGCCGTCGTGGTGTCGCTTTCGGCGAGCACGTACCACCAATGATCCTGCTCCGGGCTGTTGGTGGTCATGCGAATCTGCGGCTTTACGCATTCGTAGTCCTTGCGCATCACCGTCTTCGGGGGCTGGAAGCGCCCGACGCGGCCCGTCAATCCGTCGATCAAAGTCTTGTCGACCTCGCGCGCCTCCTCGATGAGCGCGCCGGTCAACTCCATGCCGAGCACCTTGCGCAGATCCTTCGGCCGATCGAGCGAGACGAAGATCACCTCCATGTTCATCTCTGAGTCGATGATGTGGTGCGTCGGTGGGCCTTGCGCTTTCCAATGACCTAAACTCTCCGGCACCCAGTGGTGCCACGATTTGATCGTCGTCGTCGTGAGCTCAGGATAGGTGTTGCGGATGATCGCGTAACGCGAATAGCGTCGCCCATCCAGCTGCGGCTGCTGCTGCTGGGCATTGTGCAGCACTGAGATACACCCGGCGCTCGTCTTCCCGGAGCCCAAAGGGCCGCGCAGTCCCACCACGAAAGAGTCGGAGAACAGGAACCGGTCGACCATGGGCCCGGGCGAATGGTACTCGTAGCTATGGGACACGGGGCGCCACCTCGAAGCGGATGATGTAGTCATCGACCGGCCAGCCGTTCGCTCGCATATGCTCAATCACCACGCGCTCGCAGTGCCGAAGGTACTTCTCGACCTCGCGGGGATCTTTGGCCTCGCGCCAGCGAAGCGCTCGAGCGGCTGCGATCTGATCATCGCTGTCGGGTGGCTCTAAGTTCACTTCATGGTCCGAATCAGCACCGGCATCCCGAGGATCAGCATCAAGCCACGTGGGGTGAGCACCGCGTGCTTCTGCTCGCGGCTGTACTGGTAGTCCGCACAGAGCTCATCGAACTCCTGCTCGGTCAGCGCAAGCGCCACGTGCTCGAGCAGCTCCTCCTGGCCTGAGAGGCAGATCGAATTCTGCACGCGCTTCACCAGCGCCGCTGCGATGTCGATGTTCATGCCCGTGCCGCGACTCACGACGCCTCGAGCGGGTAGCCCGCCTCCTCGAGCGCCTCGCGCGCGAAGGCCTTGAGCAGCTTGCCAGCCTCCTGCTCGCCGGTGTCGAACTTCAAGATGAACTGCAGCGCATTGCGCATGATGATGATCCCTGGCGGATCGGCGAGGTTGTCGAGCTCGATCGGGAGTAGCCTGCCCTTGGCGTTATGGGTTGGGCTGGGGAAGAACTCGAACATCATCCATTGGCAGGCGACGAAGAGGCGGCCCTTGTAGTCCAAGAGGCCGACGCAATCGCCGGCCGCCTTGGGGATGTTCGCCACGAGCTCGGCGAGCGTGACCACGGTCACGGGCGCACGCCCGCGTAGACCGAACCAAAGCCTTCCTTGAGGCCGCCCTGGATCTCGGCCGTTACCTGCTTCACCGCCGCGCGGAACACATCGAGCGGTCGAATGAGCTCGTAGCCGATGCCCAAATCGCCCTCGACCATCCGATAGCGGAAGCGCGCATCGACGTGGAACTTCTTGCCGTCGATGAAGACCGGGATGCCGATGGCAAAGGCGCTCGGCACTTCGATGTCCCCGGCGCGCGTGGTGCCGCGCACCGTCTCATCGTAGCGAAAGCGCCGCTGCCCGTTCTCAAGGCGCACCCTTGTGCACCTGCAGCTCGAGCGCGACCTGCATCAAGGTCGCCCCCGCTGGCTCGACGATGTCCATCAGGTTGCACTCGATGAAGTTCGCAAACTCCTCCTGCCCAAACCATTTCTTATCGGAGCTATTCCACAGCACCCACTGCTCGGAGTGTGGGCAGGCGTAGCTCGCCCGGTGCTCTAAGGTGCCGCGTGGATTCGGCTCATCGTCCGCCTCATCGCCGTGGTGGTAGTCGATCACCGCCTCGTAGCTGCCCTTGCGCTCATCGGCGAACACCGTGG